CGGAAAAACTAAAAGAATTTATATCAGACTGCATAGAAGAATTTGAACTATTTGATTCGGACGCAGAAGAAAAATACTTTTGGAGCCCTTCGCTGTTAAGGCGAATGCGGGCCTATGAAGAAGTAATTAACAAGCGCAGAGAGGCCGCCAACTCCCGATGGAATCGGTAATTAATGCGCTTGCAATGCATATGCATACCTTTTGCTTTGCTTTTGGTATGCGAGAAGAGAAGAGAAGATAGATAAGATAAGAATAGAGAAGAAGAGATTAGAGGGGATTGTTAAGGGGAGGGAAAAGGCATGGAAATAGGATGAAGAATCTCTCCTGTTGTGGTAGAATCAAGGAAAAGTACGAGGGAGTGAGCGCATGAATTATGGATATAAGATATATAAAGATAAAGACGGTTATGTTGTAGCGTCCGATGGCGAAGTTGTAGCCCGCTGTAAGACGGAAAAAGAGTGCAGAGAAATTGTTACAGGTCTTAAAAGGGCGTCAGAGAGAGCAACCGAGCAAATTAACAAGATACTACTGTCAAAGTAGTGCTAAAAGACCAGCACACAGCCCCTACGGGGGCTTTTTTCATGCGCGGAATTAGGGGAGGTGAGGAACGTGGCGGATAAGCTAACAATTAAACAAGAGAAGTTTGCTCAGGGCTTATTTGCCGGACTGAGCCAGAGGGAAGCCTATAAACAGGCTTTTAATTGTAGCCGCATGAAGGATGCTACTATAGATGTCAAGGCTTGTGAGTTAGCGAAAAAGGATAAGGTAAGGGTAAGGCTCCAAAAGCTACAAAATGAGTTTAAAGAACGAAACTTTGTCTCCGTTGAAAGAACCTTGCAAGAGTACGCCAGGCTTGGGTACTATGACCCGCGCAAGTTCTTTAATGAAGATGGCAGCCCTAAACCCATACAGGACCTTGACGACGACACAGCGGCCGTTTTGGCGGGCTTTGAAGTCATGGAAGTATGGGAGGGCCATGGAGAAAACAGAGAATTTGTTGGTTATCTCAAAAAAATCAAATTGCCGGATAAACGAGCTGCCCTTGACAGCATAGCCCGGCATCTAGGCATGTTCGTCGAAAAATCAGAAGTCGAAATAAAATCATTGCCGCAAATCATAATTAAGCGCGGTGGTAACGGTGAATGATGTAAATGATATAAGAAAAATTGAGATTATACCGCTTTACTATGATTATGTTTTAACGCAAAACTACCCTGTAAATATTCTTGTCGGGGGAAGAAACTCCGGAAAGTCTTATTTTATGGAACAACTTGCGGTAATCAATATGCACAACAACGAAAAATACAAATTACTGGTTATAGAAGATGTTGAAACAAACATCGGAGCAGGAGTTAAGGATGGCATAGAAAACAGAGCAGAGGAATTTGGGTACGATTCGGTTTTTAAGTCAACTAAGCAGCCGCCGGAGATAAAACATAGAGTAACAGGCAGTACAACAATATTCAAGGGCTATCATAGCAAAGAACAACAAAAACAAGTTAAATCCCTAAACGAAGTCACTGCCGCATGGTACGAAGAAGCTGAAAAAATAACATATGACCAGTTTAAAGCGTTACGGATGCAGTTAAGGGGAGGGGACGGCGAGAATAGGCAGTTATTTTTAACCCTAAACCCTATCAACTCAGAAGGGTTTATTAACCAATACTTCTTTGAGACTTTGCCAGATAAAGTATTTGAAAGGTTCCCCGACGGCAGGCCCAAAGTGTTTGAAAAGAATATTACGGTTGAAATACAAGAGGGGGAAATTGTATCAATACCCTGCATTATTGTAGTTTCAACGCATTGGGATAACCCCTATCTGACAGCCGAACAAAGAGCTGATATAGAGGAATTAAAGGACACTGATCCAGATCAGTATGCAATGCTTGCAGAAGGGAAGTTTGTAAAGGGCGAAGGAGCCTATTTCTCTGAATTCCAGAAACATATCCACGTTATTGAACCTTTCGTAATCCCCGACCACTGGAAACGCTACACAACCACAGACTATGGCCTGGACATGTTGGCAAACTACTGGATAGCAGTAGACCCTAATAATAAAGCATATGTCTACAAAGAACTATACGAAAGCAACCTGATTATTTCCGATGCTGCCAAGAGAATTAAAGAGGTAAACGGGGACGATGTTATTTATTCGAAATTTGCCCCACCCGACTTATGGAATAGGCGGCAAGAAACAGGGAAAAGCGCAGCCCAGCTATTTTCTGAAAACGGAGAAGTATTAACAAAGGCTAATAACAACAGGGTACAAGGCTGGTACAACTTAAAGGAATGGCTCAAACCCTACGAAGATGAGCAAGGTATAAAGACGGCCAGCTTGGTTATATTCAAGAATTGCGCAAATTTAATAAGGACATTGCCGCAGCTACAGAGGGACGAAAAGGACCCAAACGACGTAGCGACCGAGCCACACGAATTAACGCACGGCCCGGATGCTATAAGATACTTTATAGCTGGCAGACCGTCCCCGCATAAGCCCGAGGCAGTTAAGTTGCCCGACACATTGCCCCCGGACCTGCGCCGTGACCTGGAACGCGACCCGGAGGCTATGCGGCACTGGCTCAGCCAGCACCCGGAATATAGATAGGAGGAAACCTTATGGAATCAATCATTTCTGCATTTTTGGGCATTGTGATAGGCATATTGCTTTGCATATTGCTTTTTGTATAACACCTGAATAAAAAGGAGGAGAGAAAATGACAGGATCAACAGGACGGGGAGAAGGACTGGTGAAAATGGTTAACTTATGGGAATTGCCGTATAAGATATTTATTCCAAAGGACGAACCAGCGCAACCCCCACGCACCCGCAAGGGTGCTTTTTAGTGCCTAGAAGGCAGGTGACTACATTGAGTAATGTAATAGATTATCTTGCCGTAATGGGCAAGGTAAGCCGCAGGAGTAACCTATTTAAGCGGCTTATGGCCTGGGCAAGGTTTGAAATGCGAGGTGACAGACATTGAAACTCCCCGGTTTTATTACAAAGGTGGTGGATAAGGTGAAAGAGCACCAGGAGGAAATACAAGAACATGAAGCGCAGCAGGCTAAACTCGAAGGCTGGAAAAAGCGGTTACAAGAGGCCATGGAGGAGCACGAAACCTTCCGGGCTGAGTGCGCTACATACGATGCTTTATATGGCGGTACTAAGCAGATTAGGCCGCTGGGCGGCACAGATATATATGTATCGGACAGATACCAGGATGCAAACAACCCCGAACCAGCTAGGCAAGTAGTTAATATCATCTTCCAGCTCATAGAATCCCAGATAGACGTAAATCTCCCCGTCCCGGCGGTAGAGCCAACCGAGGAAGAAGATGAATCTGAACGCCGCCACATGATCGAGGGGCAGTTGTCCTACATGGCCGGCGATACTTCACTGAGAAGGATTAACAGCGAGAATGAGCGCATAGTCAAAAAGAACGGGCTAGGCTACTTCAAAGTACACTGGAACCCGGACTACAAGGCTCATACCTACCGTGGCAGGATAGAGACTACTAGCCCGCACCCGGGCAATATCGTACTGCAACCCGGAGTGACTAAAATACGCGATATGGACTACCTATTTCACATCGAAAACCGGACTATAGATTATATTTGCCGCGAATACGGCGAAGAATACCGGGAGCAAATAGAGGCAGAGAACCTGGAATACGGGCAGTTAGACTACTTTAACAGTGGTACCGATAGCTATAGCAATGAAAAAACCAAGAAGCTATCCATCGTTGAAGCCTGGTACAAAGACACAGACGGAGATGTGGGAGTTTTAACTTGGGTAGGCGATATAACCCTTCGAGATAAACCTAAATTCTTCTACAAGCGGGATGAATCTGGGGAAGTAATCGAATATGACGAAATAGACATATCCCAGCATGATGAGGAAGGAAACTTGACCGGTACCGAAACCGTACAGGTACGCTGCCATGTACCAAGCTACTTCCCCTTTGTACCCTGGTACAACATACCGAGGGAGAAGTCGGCACGAGGATTATCCGATCCGTATATTATTGCCGATCAGCAGGAGGGCATTAAAAAGCTACTGAGCATCGAAGAAGAAAAGCAAATGAAGGGCACGACAAAGATATTTGTGCGCAAAGGTAGCGGGGCTGAGAATAAGATCACTAATTCAGTGAGCCAGATTATCGTTACCGAAGATCCGGTAAATGACGTTGTAACTAAAGACTTAAAGACACCGGACAATGCTTTAAAGGACTTATATTATATCTACCTGCAGGCCGCCAAGGACGCACTAGGAATTACCGAGGCCAGCCAAGGCAGAACCGATAGAGGTAAAGAGTTATCAGGCCGAGCCTTAGAGATACTCGCGGCCAACACCCAGGGCAGGCTAGGCGTAAAAGCCGACGAAAAAGACATTGCCTATACCGAGCTTTATCGCATGTGGTATGATTTCCTGCTGGCCTTTGCCGACCACCGCATACCATACCGGACCGATGGCAAGGATAACCGCCCGGTATACGGTTACTGGGACAAATCCAAGTTAATCAAGCAGGACGATGCCGGAGAATGGTATTACCCCGAGTTTGATATATTCGTCCAAGCTGAATCAGCCTTACCGAAAGATAAGCGGTTTATCTTAGACTTAGCCAACAATGCCGGTGATAGATTAGATAATGTAGAATACTGGATGCTAATGGAGGCTATCGGAGTACCACAGGCTTCTGCGATACTGGAAATGGAGCAGCAAAAACTACAGCAGCAGCCACCACCGGGAGGTATGCCGCAGGATATGCCCATGTTGCCCGAAATGGCTGGAGGCATACCAAATATGCCGGAAACACCGAACGCGCCACCTGCGCCATTACAAGAGCCAATGCCGGGAGGAACACCGCCGGAAATAGCGCAGATGATCCAAACTTTGCCCCCGGACATACAACAGCAGTTAATGAGTTTGCCGCCTGACCAGCAGGTGGCTTTTTTAATGCAGTTATTGCAGCAGGGGGAGCAACCACAGGCAGGAGCAGGATTGCCCCCGGATATTGAGCAGGTTATAGCCCAATTACCGCCTGAGATACAAGCGCAGTTTATGCAACTGCTGCAGACTAACCCCGAGGCGGCCATGACTATGCTGCAAGAGGTAATGGGAGGGCAAAACGGGCTATAGGAGGGCAGCCATGACCCAAAACGAAATGCTACAGGCGCTTAGTCAGATATGGTTATCCTGCGCCAGGGATTGTCCAGAGGCAGATCAGGATGCCATTTTAGAGCATATCGAGGCTCTGCAATTACTAATATTTAAATTTGAGTAGAAAATTGAGCGGTGGCGGAAAAAGGTAGACGCTTGCCAACGCTGTAAGGTACCCATTCTGATGTGATAACGACACAGGGTGACAAGCGAAAAAGGTTGGTACTATGCAGGGTGCAAATCCCTGCCCGCTCACACAATAATGATGTTTACGTCTTTTGTTGGAAGCCGAAAGACAAGAGGCTTTGGCCGTTGAGTCTTATCAACGGTTTTATGCCGAGTTAGCTCGTTAGACAAGAGAGGTAGTTGATATCCAATGCCCAAAATACATGACCTACCTGATGGTAGACATGCTTTTAGGTGCCCGGGGTGTGGTGAAGTCCATACATTAAATGATACTTGGGAATTTAATGGCAATTATGATAGCCCGACATTTTCACCTTCTATTTTGGTCACTTCGGGACATTATATGCCTGGATACAATAAGAATCATTGCTGGTGCACCTTTAACAAAGAGCATCCGGAAAGTCCTGTATTTAAATGTTATCGTTGTCATTCTTTTGTAAAGAATGGGATGATACAGTTCTTACCAGATTGCACCCACGAATTGACGGGGCAAACGGTAGAAATTCCGGATTGGAAAGAGGGGTAATAGAACTGACTAACACTGAGCGCAAAGAGATTATAGACCGCTATCAATGCAACCCTTTCACACACCCTTTAACATGCGGATATAATTCAAACCACGAAATACTATTCCCTTCGCACGTTGATGAAAAATTAATTTTGTATTGCCCTAATTGTGATTATAAACAAGAGATTAACGATGAATTCATTAAACTTTTAGACACATTAGACAAAAACGCCAATCAAATTAGGGAGATGTTTGAAAAAACTTAACACGAATTGAAAAGGAGGGAAAAAAGTATGGCTAAATACCGTAAGAAACCGGTTGTCATTGAGGCTTATTGCCCATACAAAGGAAAGATGCCGGAATGGCTTGAAAGTGCATTATGCAATAGGGGGATTCGGGAGCGCGTGTCTGGTGGTTTTGATATTGATACCTTAGAGGGCACTATGCACGCAAGCGAGGGCGACTACATTATTAAAGGTGTAAACGGCGAGTTTTACCCATGCAAACCAGAAATATTCAAGAAAACTTATGAATTAGTAGAAGGAGAGAAGCGATTTTGTATACCGATATTCTTAACCACTTGGATACTGAGATTCAAAATCTCCAAAACCAGATATATGAACTTTCGGAAAGGAAGAAAGAACGCGAAAAAGCTAGAGAGTCTATCAGATTACTTCAAGCCGAAGAAGAAAAGAAGGTAGGCAATCTGGCTGTACAGAAGGGTATTTGCCCATTTCCAGATGCATGCGAGAAGGCCAAGTACTGTACTCTTAATCGTTGCAATGCCGACACATGTTCAAATGGCTATGCTTATCGCATGAGCTAAAAGCATGACGTAAAAGGTATGTAACCAACCGGTTAGGCAGCGAGCCTGGGGAGTATAAGCCATATGCAGGGGTGGGTGCAGGCATATAAATTAATTTTAATAGCTAGCAGTATATCCGGTGCTTATTAAGATTTAAGCCCGGATTTTTTAATTAGGTTTTAAAAAAGGAGTGGGAAAATGGATAAAAACACTAATGAATTGATCGAAAAACTGTCCTCTAAGGTACACGACGCATGGTGGGAAGAAAAGAAAAGGCAAGGATTTCATCCGCCAAGTAATCACGAGGGCGATGGGAAATATAATCCTGCGTGTGATAAGTTTTATAAAACATGCAACCGTTGCCATACTGATATGTACCCTTACGATGAACTGCCGGAGCACGTTAAAGAGTATGATCGGGTAACGGTTAGGGCTATATTAAAGGCTATTGACGAGTTGGGGATAAAATTAGTTTAGAAAGCGAGGAATTATCGTGAAGGAGCTTAAAAATGGATTAATAACTCAGAAATACACAAAGGTGCTGCATGAAAAAGATTATCAGTATAATGCACCGCATCATTTTACAGTACACAGTATGGAAAAACAACCAGAAGGTACCCCGCAACCATTTCTTGCGGCGATAGACTTTCAAGAAGGACCTATCAAAGAGTGCGGCGTTAACGGGGTAAATAACGAGGACTTAATCGCTATGGTTATTTGCAGATTACAGCATTTTCAGAATAGTGATTTCAAATGCCGTGAAAACGCTATGGCTATAACCAAGTTGGAAGAATGTCTCATGTGGCTGAGGAAGAGAACCAATGACAGAGAATTAAGAGGAGCCGAGGGAACGCATCAAGTTTAATATGTGGTTCGGCGAAGGTTGCACCGTTTTGCCGTTGGTAGCGAAAGCAGGCCATAAATCGCAACCGTTCCGGGGTGGAAGTCCCCGGGCCACTCATAATACAGACCATATTGCTGATGTCGGGAAAATGGTTAAACACAGACGCCTACGGGCGTTATTTTTGATTGGAGGAATTGAAATGCCGAGTTTAAATGTAAGTGATTGTGCAGGAATGGTCCCTAAAATGGTTACCTTATCTGACAATCTGGAACGCACCGAAAGTACTTTAAATAACATTAATAAGGTGATTAGCGAAATACGCGCCAAGTTCCAAGGACCTATGCCATGTGCTGAATGTGGCGACGAAGCGAAAAGAGCAAAACCCGGAATACTTGAACAAGCTGAGATAAATATGATACACGCAGAGGCGATATTTAAGGACCTGAGCGAACTAGGGGAACGGCTATAGCAACCAAATGGTAGGGCTTCGGCCTGGGAAATTGCCCTGTTCATTGCGGGCCTGACTTGGAGACTTGCCGGGCAATGCGTATGATTGCCAAGGGGTGGGAGCCGGGGGCAGAAATTAGGAGGAGGGGGAAACCCAAATGGAGGGACCGTTTGATGTTAAACAGCATTTATGCAAGTGCGGGTGCAAAAATTTCTATGTAATCACGGAGCTATATTTTGATGCGGCTGGATGCTCTAGCGGAAAAGATGGCTGGCAATTCAAATGTATTAAATGTGGGACCATTTACGATAAAAACGGACAGGAGGGAAAACCCAAATGATTGACCGGAACTATGATATGGAGGAAGTAGTCTTAAGGAAGTTACAATTTAAAATAGGCCGATTGGTTGATAAGGGCTTAATTGCGTCCCTTGACAGCGTTCAATTAGAAAGTTATTATGAGCATTTTCTTGATGGCATGGTGTATGAGTTACGGTTATTGTTGTTAGGTAAAACAAACCAAGAGGTAAACGTAAAATACCCAAAAGACTGGTGGCAAGCGGTTAAAGAAAGATTTGCCCCGGAAACATTCTTGAAATGCTGGCCTGTGGAATATACGGAAATAACCTTGCGGGCTACTGAAATATATCCAAATATTGCGTTACCCGGCGAAAAGTGCATTGTTCAAGTAGCTAAATTCTAAGGAGGGAAAACCCGCGAAGCGATATTTTTGTTTTAAGGTGGTGATGCCCGGTGAACAATGATCTTGAAAAGATTGCTTGTGTTCAGCAAGCTATAGAAGATATTTTGGAAGAAGTGAATGAAGGGCATGTGAAGGGAGTTATGTTTCAAATAATCTATGATAACGATTGTCACATGACTGGCTCGACAAATAATCTTCTTTATCTCGAAAAACTTGGATTACTTGAATCGGCAAAAATAGATGTACTTGAAAAAGTTAGGAGCAGTAATGCGGAGGATGGCGATTTGTTAGACGAGGGTTAGTTCTTTTCCATGCAGGGCTACATAACTAAAAACATAAATTTGCCCAGGTATTCACGCAGCAAGGTTTTTACCTCTCCTTTCGCCTTGCTGCACCTGGGCTTTAAAGTTAAAGGGGAGAAGGAGGCACTTTAATTGCAAGAAATCAAACTATCACCCGAAGAAGTCCGCGTAATCCAAGAACTGCGCGGGATTGATTGGGGCAAACTGACGGTAATAAAGAAAAACGGCAAGGTAGTAATAATAACACCTGCGCCGGATATTAAAGTGAGCAAGGACTAACCAAAAAACGGGGAGGTAAACATGATAAAGCATTTAAAGTATCTAAAATATGTTATTCGGCATAAATGGTATGTTTTTATTGAATGTTGCAAATTAGGCATACCGTGGCGCGGGATAGTTCACGACATGAGCAAACTTAAACCTGCTGAATGGTTGCCTTATGTTAATCATTTTTATGGCGACAAGCCTTCGCCTAGAGATAAAACAGGTGCCTATAATCCATTGTTAGTTAGAGGGGATTTTGATTATGCTTGGTTGTCGCACCAACATAATAACCCGCACCATTGGCAGTATTGGATACTTCGGGGTGATGCAGGATGGACTAAAGTAATGCCAATGCCAGATAAGTATATAAGAGAAATGGTTGCAGATTGGCAAGGCGCAGGCAAAGCGATAACTGGCAAAAATGATGCAACGGATTGGTATAAAGCCAATAAAAGTAAAATGGAGTTACACCAAACAACTATAACAAGGGTAGAGGAGTTACTAGGAATTAAATAACTTGAATTTACTTCAACCAGGAAAACCGGGGAAGTAGGGATTAAGCAGGATTCTGCTAGTCTCTATTTCTCCGGTTTTTTTGTTTTCTGACTACTGCGCCCCGTCTTTGGGGCTTATTCTATGCCCGTTTAGGGTTAAACACCTACTTTGTAGCGCAAAGGCCGGATGTCGCTACCCGGCGAGTACCTAACCAAGTTTACTGTGAGGAGGTGACGTGTAATGGCAGGACAAAACAACGGTAATGTACCCAAAATGCCAGTAAAAGGGATTCAGTCTTATGGCTCCGCAACTGGCAAGCCTGCGGAAACAGGCAAAGTGATTTACGGCTCAGATTTAAGAGACGGTAAAAAAGGCAAATAGCCACAAATTCGCATGGGATAGCGCAAAAATCCATTTATTTTTAGGAGGTATAAAACCATGATAGAACGCGCAAAAGTAACGGAAATCGCGGAACCGTTGAGGTTTGACTTGCAATTATTCGCTGAGGGCGAAGGAGGAGGCGCACCTGCTGGTGATACCGGCGATAGTGTGAGCAATACTACTTCTTCGGTAATCCCCGGTGACGACTATGCCAGTGGTGGCCCGGAACCCCCGGAGAACCAACCGGCAGAACTTATAGACTTTGAAAACTTTGATTTCAACAACCCGGAGGGAGAAGAAGAACCCCCGGCAAGTGATGAACCGATAAACGAACTGGTAAGTGAGCCCGAGGATGAACCAATAGATGAAGTACCCGAACCCGTAAAAAAAGAGCAATCCCCCGAAGCTAACGCTGCATTTGCAGAAATGCGAAGAAAAGCAGAAGAGGCAGAAAAGGCACTAAAAGAGCGTGACGCTTGGGTAGAGCAGACTTTTGGCAACCAGGGTATAACGAGTTGGCAACAGTATCAAGCTGCCATAGAAGAAGGTAGGAGACAGCAGGAGCTTGCTAGGCAACAGGAGTTACAGCAAAGGCCACAACAGGTATACCAGCAGACTTACCAAGAGTTTATCGAGCAGGGCTATGATCAACAAATAGCCCATAGATTAGCCCAGACTGAGGCTAATACAGTAGCGCAGGCGTTAGAAGTGCAGACTATGAAAGAGCAAATGACAGCCCTTGAACGTCAACGCCAAGAGGCAGCGCAGCGCGAGCAGGAGAAACAGCAACAGCAACAGCAAGAAGCGGCAAAAGAGAAGATGGTAAACGAGCTACTAAGCGATCACAAAAAACTGCAAGAAGAATATGCCGACTTAGTACCTGCTGATTTAAACCAGCTAGATACCGCAACAGTTGAGCGATTACAGCGCGGCTATAGCTTATACGATGCCTGGTTTTTATCCAACCGCGCCAAGATTGTAGAGCAGAAACAAAAGGCTGCGTCGCAAAAGACTTTAAACAACCTTAACAGTAAATCTCATTTAAAAACCGAGAGTGATGGCGCAGGGGAATCAAGTGCAAGTGCAATACCATTGCCGCCTGATACTCTGCAAATGTATTTAGATTCTGGCATGACTGAAAAGCAGGCCAGGTCGTTTCACAAAAAACTATATGGATAGGAGATGAAAAGATGTTTGTACTTGAAAGCACTTATGATGGTGCAGGAACTATAGTCGAGGTTAAGCCTTTGACCGATAATGAGGCTGCGGCCGTTGGCGAAGGCTTTAAGTTTTCCAGCGGAAAGCTGACTAAGGCTTCGGTTTCCGACAAACCTGCTTATATCGGTATTCAGAAGGTGGCTGCGGGAACCAATAAAACCGTTGAAGCTATTTCCGTTCGCCAGGACCAGGTATGGTTAGCGGATTATGTTACTGCTTCTACTAACACCCCAGCGGTTGGTGCAACACACTGCATAGATGCAAACGGCCTCAAGGTTGACGCTGATAAAACGAAAGATACCAGCGAGGTAGCCGGAAAGGCAACCATTATTTCGGTGGATACTGCCAAAAAGAAATGCCGGGTTAAATTCGAGTAGTCCCGGCCAAGTAACTAAATAACCTGCACAGATGGAGCTTTGAAGGAGGCTCTTTTTTTGTGCCCAAAATTTGAGAGGAAGTGAAACATAGTGATTGTAACTGCAACTGCGGGGAAAATAGATTCAGCGATAGGTCGCCTGGAAGGACCATTGCTCGCGTACATGATTAAAGAGGAGGCCGACTTCGCAAAAGATAGCATTAAAAACAAACTATATAATGTGCGGAAGTCCAAACACTATAGCGAATCATTCGCAGGTTTAACTGGTATTGGGCCTTTTGTACCTACAGATGGTGCGATTCCCTACGAGAGCCTGGAAGAAGGTTATACTAAGCAGATGATTCATACCGTGTTCAAGAAAGGTATAGAAATCAAACGGGAATTAATTGACGACAGCCGGGTTATAGACATGGAGAGTTTAGCTGGTGAATTAATTGATTCATGGAACATGACCCAGGAAGAATTGCTACATGCACCGTTTAACAACTGCGCTGCTACAACTTTTACTTTTGGTGGCAAAACTTTTGATATTAGTACGGCAGACGGCCAGGCATTAGCATCTAATGCTCACCCGTCTAAGACTGGCAAAGGCAGCGACCAGGACAACTATACCACTAACGCCTTTAGTATAGCCAACTTAAAGACTGCCGAGGACATGATGGCGGCCATAAAAACCGATGTAGGCAACAAAGGTAACGTAAAGGGTGATACCATTTTTGCCAGCTACAGCCTGAGAAATGAGATTTGGGAGGCTGTACATTCTCTGGGCAAGGTAAACTCCGGCGACAACAACGTAAACCCGTATAAGGACAAATTCAATGTCATTATTTCCGATTGGCTAGATGATGGAAAGTGGTTTCTTATAGATAGCCGTGTTCTCCGGCGCAACCTATACTTCCTAGAAAGAAAGCCGCTTGAAGTTAAGTCACAAATTGACTTTAATACCGATAATTGGCAAATAAAAGCCTACGCCCGTAACAGCTTAGGATTTAAGTCCTGGGAGGCTATTGTTTGCAACGTGCCAAGTGCCTAGTAACTTTGTTGTAACGGTAATTTAATCATGGTATAATTATTATGTGAGGGCACCGGGAGTAGCTACCCGGTTAAAACAGGCTTCCCACCTGGCCTTCACATAATAAAATGGGATTAATACTAGGGAGGTATTTTTTTCATGCCAAATTATTTATCCAAAACATCTGATGCAATGGTTTGCCAAGTCTGCGGCAAAGAGTTTAATGGTAGCAAGAGATTTAAGTATTGCAGCAAAGAATGTAATCAAAAGGCGCGAAATGCGAGGAGAAGTCCCAAACATACACGCAACTGCTTGTTTTGCGGCAAAGAGTTTATAACTGGCAGATCGGATCAAGTTTATTGTGAAAGAGCCTGTAAAAAGAAAGCTAGTTATAGAAGGAATAAGGAAAATGCAAATGCTACTACTCGTAGACACTACCAAAACAACAAGGAAAGGTATGCTGAATTAGGCAAGAAGTATCGGGAAGAAAATAAGGATAAGATACGGGAAAGTGATCGCAAATATCGGAAAAACAATCGCGAGGAATTATTGGCTAAAAAGCGGGCATACCATTATCGCATGAAGGATGACCCGGAATATCAGGAAAGGCGAAGGTTATCGGCTATAGCCACAATGAGTAGGCCCGGATATGCAGAACAATGCAGGAAAAGATATAGGGAATATATCCGAACCCCGGAAGGCAGGGAAAAGGCTAGGATTGCTTGTGTTAGGCGCAGGACACTTCAGAAGAAAGCCATAGCAACTCTAACCCTTAAAGAATGGGAGAAGTGCCTAAAATACTTCGACCACAAGGACGCCTACACCGGCCTACCTATGGACATTGTTAGCCAAGATCACGTTATACCCGTAAGCAAGGGTGGGGGGTATACCATGTCAAATATCGTGCCTTGCGAAAGAGACATTAATTGCTCGAAAAGTGCAAAAGATATATTTGAATGGTATACACCCGATCAACCCTTTTATTCAGAAGCCCGCTTGCGTAAAATCCTTAAATGGACGGGGCTAAAACCAGATTCAGAAGTCCAACAACTACCAATGTTTTAACCAGCACCCAACAGGGTGCTTTTTTATTTATAGGAGGTGACTCTATTGCTCCATACTGCTGATGGTTTAGGTAATCAGGTGGAGGTAGTAACCCTTACTGATACCCAAACGCTAACTAATAAAGAAATAATCCCGATTGTTGCTACTCACGACTATGGCACCGGCCATGCTGATTGGACACTTACCGCAACCGAGCAAAAAGCTACTGTTTTAAGCCTGGCAGGTAAAACTGATGTAACCGGGGCGGGGATTATAGCAACACCGACAAATGGCAAAGTATTCGTTGTTATTAATGCAACGGCCCAGGCCATAACTATCAAAGCGGCTGGCAAAACCGGCATAGATGTGGCCACTACCAAAACCGCCATAGTCATGGGCAACGGTACTGATTTTGTACGATTGACGGCTGATGCTTAGAACTGGGGGCTATTAAGCCCCCTTTTTCATTAGGAGGAAAACCATGCTAAAAAGAGACGATGTAATTCTTAATAACAGCGATACAAAGATACTTTGGGCTATATATGAAACCTTGCAGGAAATAAAGTCCATGCTTCAAGTGCCTGCAACAGCTGAGCAGACACAAGAAAGCAAGGCTGAAACTTCCCTGGAAGGTTTAAAGCGTAATGACCTAATGGCCTTAGTTAAGGCATTACCAGCAGACAAAAAGCCGGAAAGCTGGAGTAAGCTCAGCAACAAAGAACTAATCAACCTTTTAAGGAAAGAAGGTGCATAAATTGAGAAGTACCTATATAGCACAAAAAGTAGAGGTAAAAACGGCAGTAAAGGGGACTGCGGTAGATATTGCCGTTGCAGGCAGACCCTTTATGATAGCCAATACTGGCGTACAACCGTTATATATCAACCCTGCGGAAACTGCTACCACGAGTAACGGATTTCTAATACCTGCAGGAACTGTACTGCCTATCAAAATGGCGGTAAGTGGCAACCTGTCCGTAATATCCAATGCTACCGGGACTGATGTTGCGGTACTGTATTTTGATGTTTAGGAAGGGGGTGCTTTCCCCATGAATTACGGCGTATTACAAAACCATGTTTTGCAGTTGCTTAACAAGTATAGCACCCGTGGCAAAGAACTAGCCCCTTCTAAAACGGCTGACATTCGCCTTAAAATTGAGAGCTTTATAAACACTGAACTAATGGATTTAGCCACCACCACGGGCAAGCTAAGGGCCAGTAAGTCTTATGTAGTTAAGCCAGTTTACAACGAGTTAAGCCGAGATACTTCGAGCATTAAAAGCCACTTACCGGGCCAGGATTTCGCTATCGAATTAACCGGGGCGAAGTCTTACTTCTTTGAAGTACAAGGCCCGGCAACGGTTACGATTGACGAGAATGTAAATGGCTTATGGGCAAACTTAGAGACTGTTGAAATTACCGAAACTAAACCGGAGTTTACCGAATATAAAGGACTTATTAACCCTGCGAGTGATACCAACCGGGTAAGGCTTAACTTCTCCGGCGATTATGTTTACAACTATCGTTACTATATCCTATATCCTTATTCATTCCCTGCCGTAGAGGACGTACAGCAACACAGACCGCACTTCTTGTTTGACCTACCAGATGATTATTTAGACATTGAAAATGTAATGATACGGCGTGACAAAATGCAGTGGGTACCTAATATTAATCATATTTTGGACATTGCTAATCACAAAATCGGGCTTAACCGCCACCAAGAGGGCGAGGTAATTTTAAACTATTATCGCAAACCGGTGTTAATAGCCCTTACCGGCGTTGAAGAAGTGGACGATTTACAGGATATAGATGCTACACCTGATGGTGCTTATGCTCTTGCATTAGGAGTAGCTAGTTTAGTAACAGCTAAAAACGATCCGGCTACTAGTGCTTACTTAAACAACCTATACGAAGTTAAAAAGGCTAACATGCTTGACAATGAGAGTAATTACACGCAAGCCATTATCTCAGTGAATGGATGGTGATTCTATGGCATACAAACCTAAAATAATTAAGCCTGTAAAGCCACGCAAGTTAGAAAGCTATGCATTCCCCAACGGTAATAACGGCGGCATGAATTGTGCTGTACCTGCTGACCGGATAAGGCAAGACCAGTCCCCGGATATGCTGAATATGGGGTATAGGCGAGGGACTTTAGAAAAGAGATATGGATTTGCATTAAGCAGTACATTCCCCGGCGGTAAACCGATTCGGGGAATTTTTTATTTTGAAAAACCAGATGGTAGCGTAGCTATGCTGACCGCTACTGATGGGAAAGTATTTGAGGAGGTTTTTGATAATGTCTAAAATGTCTGATTACTTGGAGAAGAAACTACTTGACCATGTGCTTACAAACACCCCATACACACCACCTGAATATGTATATTTAGCCCTATTTACCACTGACCCTACCGATGCTGGGACTGGTACAGAAGTAACGGGCGGGGCTTATGCAAGGCAGAAAATAACCTTTGGGGCCGCAAGTAGTCCGGGGGGAACTGCAAGCACTACAGCAGATATAGCTTTTCCCGTTGCCACAGCTAATTGGGGAACTGTTACCCATGTAGGAATTTACGATGCGGATAATGCGGGTAATCTGCTATTTCATGGGGCTTTAAATACAGCCAGGACAATAAACATTGATAACCAACTGGTAATATTAGCAGGGGAACTTACGGTGATTCTTGATTAAACCTCTGCATAAGGGGGTTTAACCCATGTATTATTTTTCATACGCCAAGATAAATTATGGCAAATTCAGTTACCGACCCTATAGTTTGTACCATGAGGGTACTGCTATATTATCCGGTAAAGCTACAATAAACTGCAATTCAACAGTAAGGGTTTATGCAAAAACCACATTAACGGCAGGTGCTAGTGTTTCGTGCAATACTGTACTACGGGGCAGACACCGGGGGAGTGTTACTATAACTGCCAATACTGGCCTAACCGTTGATAGCAAGGTGTTGATTTTAGCAGGCAGTACATTAAAAAGCACTACAACTATAACTGCTAATTCCTTGCTTAAGCATTACCATAAGGCGCATATTAAAGCAACAGCCAATATAACTGTAAGCGCAAATGCTATAGCCATTAAAAAAGGTACTGCGCAAATAGCTGCAGCAGCTAATGTTATTGCAAATACGCTTTTAAAGCAGTATGCAAACAGTCAGATAAAAGCAACTGCAAATTTAGCCAGTAATGCAAAAGTGCTTAAATATGCAAATGTCAGCATTGTTACCAATACTGGCCTAACCATAAACACCAAACTTTACGAACGAATACGGGCGAGTTCGCAGGCACGGGCAACAACTGATTTAACGGCAAATACACTACTACGGCATCATGCCAGTCCTTATATCAAGTGCAGTTCCGCATTAACCGTTAATGCTAAGTGGATATTTGTAAAACGCAGCAACGGAGACTTAAAAGCGGCTACACGGTTAATTGCCGATAGCGAGGTATATACGATCGTTAAGGCGAGTGGCGATGTCTGTTGCAAAGCGTTGCTGACCGTTGACTCTTTGGTTAAATCTTACGGGCATTGCAATATACCGATTAGTGCCGAATTGATTGTTGGTAACAACATCATGAAGGTGTTGGCAAACACAACGATAAGAGTCCATGCAGACGTAATCACCGATGAAATAGTTACGGCATTTGAGCAAGCCATATTAACTAGCAGAGCAACCTTGAAAACAAATAGCATTGTAAGGAAAAACGCAAGCGCTGAACTGACCACTAGCTCGGCCATGGAAGTGAACAGCATTGTGACAATATACGCAAACGTACTGATAGAAGCCGGGGCAAAAATAAACATTGCCACCAAAAAGGCAATATTAACCGGCTTTGCCGACACAGACGCCTACTTCTTCAACTTCGGCGGCAAGTGCTACTTTTACAATGGCTCAGACTATTACTGTTACGATGGCACAACAGTAGGCAAAGTAACTGATATTGCTTATGTACCAACAATAACTATGGGACGGGCACCAACGGGTGGCGGTACTGCTTATGAGGACTTGAACTACCTAAGTAACTCCTGGATAGATTCATTCAGCGGTACGGCAGATGCAGTAGAGTATCACCTATCATTTGCCGGATTAAGCGACACTTTAGTCAAAGTATGGGTAAACGGCGAATTAAAAGAAGAAGTTACCGACTTCACAGTAGATCGCCAAACAGGTATAGTAACCTTCCCGGTAGCTCCCGGCGAAGGTACAGACAATATTAAAATACAGGCCGAAAAAGATAATCTAATGAATCCTGACTATATTTTAAAATGCACTCAAATGGTTATTTACGGTGGCAAAAACGATAACCGGGTATTTGCCTGCCGGGGTAATACGAGATACCACAGCGGATTAAATAATCCTACTTATTGGCCTGAGAACAATTACGCGGCTATTACCTCTGATGCGGAGAATTTAGTAGGGTTCGGTAAAATGTATGACTACCTGATAAACCTAAAAGAGAACAGTATTACCTTTACCACACTTGATACTAACCCTAGTGGGGACGTTATCTTCGCTGTATACCCTCTAAATGACGAATACGGGTGCTTAGCACCCGACAGCATACAACCGGTAGCCAACGGCCTTATCTTCTTAGCACAAACGAATACAGGCGCACCTGCGGGGGTAGTATTTTTATCGCCTACTGCGGTGCGTAATCAGCTTAATGTACGGGTAATTAGTGAAGATATAAATAAATCGGTGCATGTAGGCGTTACCGGGCTAACTGAGTATACAAGAACAGAACTAGCGGCGGCAAAGTCATATATTCACGATAAAAAGTATTGGCTCAGAGTAGGCGACAGGGTATGGATTTTAGACTTGCGGGAAAGCGATTTTTCCATGGGGAAATACTGCTGGTATCCGTATGACGGCCCTGCGTCTAAGGCTAACTGTTTTATGGAGCACGAAGGTAACTTCTATGTAGGTGGAGACACAGGCGGCATTATCTACCGGGAGAACGAGGAATTAAACGATATACAGGACGCTATCAATGCCCGTTGGACTTCGCCTATAGTATTTTGCGGTTCCCGAAGCTGGACTAAGGACTTTGAGGAACTGCATATAGTGTTTGGCCCGCAAGTAAGGGCAAACCATACATTATCCTTTATAACTGACGATGGACAGGAGGACGTACCGCTGGAAATTGAGGCGGCGAGGGTATTTACTTATGCGGGTATAAGCTATGGCGAATTTACTTATGGCAGTAACCCTTATCCTTCTAAGCAGACTGAATTAGTGGGCTATTCTGCGGAATACCTACAGTGGATTATCGCCAACAACGAACTTAACCAGGGATTAACCATACTATCGCAGGAATTGGATTATCTCTGGGGAGAAAGGAGCTGATTAAATGGCCTTTGAGAAGATGGGGATTTTTACTTTTAACCATGCTGAACAACCGGACGAATTGAACGTTGCGGCTGATATAGCTAAAGCGAATTTTGATAGCCGGGCAAATGAATTAAAAACAGTGTTAAACAAAGTGGTTGATTTGCTTAATGCTACTACTGATGGGGCGAGTGGGGCTGATAATGTAGGGGCTACAGCGGTAGACGGCTTAACGGGTACCACGGTGCAAACGATACTCGAAGAACTTAAAACATTGGTAGATGCCAAAGAGACACCTACCGGGGCACAGGCTAAGGCAAACACGGCAGAGGAGCAGGCAAAGACTTATGCTGATGGGCAGGTAGGAGACCTTGCGGGCGAAGGTAGAACAACTGAAACGGTGAAGGGGAATGCTGATGCTCATATTGCGCATTTGGCTGATTATGCGTCATTTATTACAAATAATGCAGTAGCACATAATAGTATTTATAGAGGAAAATACTTAGGTTCATCTGTTACAGCAGAACAATACACAGCCATTAGCTCAGGCACATTCACAGATTTATATATCGGTGATTATTGGACTATAGGAGGAGTGAACTACAGAATTGCCGCATTTGATTATTACTACAATACTGGTGATACGGCTTGCACAAGTCACCACGTAGTAATTGTACCTGATACGCAATTATACGCTCATGTTATGAATGACACGAACATTACAACTGGCGGATACACTGGTTCTAAGATGTACACAGAGGGACTAGAGCAAGCAAAAACAATTATTAATACAGCTTTTAGCGGTCATGTAGTCAACCATAGGAAATATTTGTGTAATGCTGTAACTAATGGCGCTGCAAGTGGTGGAGCTTGGTTTGACAGCGAAGTCGAATTGATGAATGAAGTTATGGTATACGGCTCTATTGTAAATGGTCACGCAACATATGGGCTATACAATATCGGAGCAGAAAAGACACAGCTACCTTTATTTGCCCTTAATCCTAGAACGGTTAATACCAGACAAACCTACTGGTTGCGGGATGTATCGTCTGCCGCGAGTTTTGCTTATGTGCGCCACAACGGCCGTGCGAACCACTACTACGCTTCTAGCGCTTATGGCGTTCGCCCCGCTTTCTCTATATCCTAAAATCCAAGCAAGACTATGATTTGCAAGTTATCGGAGTATTGGAGGTATTTACAGATACTGTATTCGTTAACAGCTACTGGTAGGATTATTAAAAAGATACACCCAAAGAGATTAACCGCAATGAGAAGAAAATTAAAGAAATTGGCTAAAATTTTACCAGAAGAAGACTTTGTTAATTATTACAATGCGTGGTTTAAGAACTATTACAAGCTCATGAGTAAACAACAGCGGGAAAATACGAATAAATTATTTCAGGAATTAAGGGAGGGGTATTATGTATAGCATAAAACTGGCTGATAGTACGGAATTAAAAGGTTTAGAGTTAAATGGCAATAATTTTATTTCTGATACTATCATTGACGATGAGGTTTTTAAAAACAATTTAGACACTGTAACTATTACTATTACGAACGAAGAAGGCAGTACGATTTATAACGATATGAAATTGGTACAAAACAAAGTTTATGGAACGCAATCATGGTTTATTTTAACCGAAAAAACCGAGGACGAGAAAGAGAAAGAGAGATTACATCAGTTGTTGGCTGACTTAACTGAAGTAGTGCTGCTAGGAGGTATGTAGTATGTCGGACGCAAAAATAAGATTGTATCGGTTCCTAGTTGAGATGGGAAGGCTCACAGAGGAAGAATTTAGGCAAATTACAGGAGAAGATTATGCGACAAGTTGATTTGTGTCATGCTCTTTTTGAAATTATTACAAAGCAAGAAGAAGTGGTAAACGAGCAAAATAAGTTAATTGCAAAGTTGACAAATGAAAACTTAGAACAGGAGAACATGATAAACACATTGATGCAGTATGAAATTGATGCACAATAGGATAATAATGCGCAACACCTAATCTAACTATCCAAGCACAAGAAAGCACCTTAGCGGGTGTATTTTTTGCGCCTATTTTTAACGAAGGGAGTTGATTTAATTGGCATATACCACCTACACAACTACTAGTAATCGTCCAGCTGACTACAACCCGGACTACAAAAAACAGTATGACGCGGCAAGGCAATTAGTAGAAGGACGTTATCAGCAGGCCGAAAACAAATCACAAGAGGAATATTCTGCCTTACAGCCCGCTTATCAAAAAGAACGTGACGCAATTAGCCAGCAGGCGGCACAAACGGGTAGACAGATGGAAAACTACTATGCTAACAGGGGACTAGACCGTTCAGGCAGTATGGTAGGGGCGAGAGCCAATATAGCCAATACCGGACAGCAGGGTATTAATAATATAAATCAGCAACAGCAGTTAGCGAGACAGCAACTAACCAACAGGTTAGCAGAATTAAGGCAAGGCAGGGCTACAGACTTAGCCGCACTCGAAGGCCGGGAGGGGCAGGACTTACGCAACTTTGATTTGCAGCTTGCTCAAATGTTAGGCAATTACGGAGGGCAACAAACACTAGCTGGGCAGAGTACGGCCTTGCAGAACGCATTGGCCGAAGCCGGGGTGACAGGTATGTATCAGGGCAAACAAACCTTACCAGCGCAACAACAGGCTTTACAGCAAGCATTAGCCGAGGCTGGTATAACCGGCACATATAAAGGGCAACAAACACTACCGGCACAACAGCAAACATGGCAACAGCAGTATTATCAAAATCAGGCTAATCAGGCTTATATGGGCATGTTATTAGACTTAATCAATGCACAGGCACAGCAGACGGGTTCATGGACAATGCCCAAAAACTTTACTTATGGGGACGCCCTTAATGCCTTGCTACAGAAGTATAAGACAGGTGTTTACTAATAGCTCCTGCATGAAGGGAGGTTAAAAATATGGGATGGTATACAGATAACTTTGGAGATACCGAAAAGAATAGAGAAAGAGATAGGCAGGCCGCAAGCGGCGGCAGCGCTAAAACAGATACTAAAACTTCTACAAATACTAATACAAGCGGTGGAGGCAGAACTTCTAGCGGTAGAGACAGGGATTACAGCAGTTCACCCGTAACAGATATGAGCCAATGGTACAGAGATACTCAGGCGGCACAAGGTGGCAAACCTACCGCAGAACAAGTTAAGGCGGCCATGGATTCTTATCGCGATTATGTAGCAGGAAAAACTAATCCTAGCAGTGGCAGTATTTACAGTGCGTACGGTGAGAGAATAGGCAATACCGGTACGGGTAGAGGTGGTTATACCGACTTCTCTAAAAGTGCGGCTAATGCCATAGTTAATCCCGGCTTTGTAAAAACTCCAAGCAATGACTATTCTCAGCGATACTTAACCGCAACTAGTGGATTAGAACCGGGCTTTGCCGATTATAGTAAACTGCCGGGCATAGCCGATAATTGGTTGCAAGATAACCCTGATTCATTTTGGGATCAGCAAGGACTAGTAGACTTGTGGAAATCTAAATATAGTGATATTGGGACAATCCCAGGACTAATGAACAAGTATTCAAATGAATTTGCCGGAGGAGCAGCACCTTCTTTGCAACCATTGGCGCCAATCACGCCTTTAGGGACAAGTGCAGGTGCGGTAATAGGTGCGGCTGTACCTGTTAGTGCTAGTGGTAATGTTTTAGGTACAATCGCAGACTACCAAAAAGCATGGCAGGACGCGTATGCCAGAGGCGATAAAGCAGGCATGGACGCGGCACATGCGGCGGCAGAAGCAACCAGGGCTTCGATGGGTTACTCAGGCGGTGCGGATGGTTCGCAGTATTTACCCTTAACTCCTGCCGATAATCTTTATACGGAGGCTAATGCTCTTTTAGCCAAAAAGAACCCAGATGACTTATTTCAAACTAATAACCAATACCTACAGGCTTACCTGGATTCACAAAAAGCATTTTCCGATTACCCGGCTTACGAACCGCCGGAGAGAGAAGAATTTGAGTTTGCGGCTCCTCCGGTAAGCATAACTAGTAGCGGTGACGATGTTCACATACCTACTTTAGCGGCTAAACAGCAGTGGGAGGCACAGCAGAACGCTATACAAGACAGAGCTTTACAGCAGTACGGAGTAGACTACGATCGCAATAAAAACATTTACACTACTCAGGCAGACTTACTCAAATTAGCCATGGCAGAACAGCAAAGACAAGAGGCTGCGGCGGCAGATGCGGTTAGGTGGCAGGCTGAACAGGCTATTAAGGATGAAGAAACCAAATATAACCGGGCATGGAATTTATGGGTAGCGGGTGCCCCGACAGAAGAAGTATACGCGACACTAGGCATACCGCTGGGCACTAAACCAATTGAACAAATACTAGCAGAAAAAGATGCTGCGTTAAAGGCGTATAAGGCTTCAATTAGCGGTAGCCGGGGTAGTAGTGGTGGCGGTTCTAGTGGAGGTTCGGGCGGTAGCAGTCTCTATTCTGCGGCTATTAATGAAATGTTGTCCGGGCAATCTAGACATAGACAGGCTTTGTTGTCAGGCGAAAAACGCAATCCTCACAGTTACAATTACTATGTCTCGCAGGCCATTGAATTAAGCAATAAAACCGGCAATCCATTAAGCAGGACGGAGATAGACGCATTGCGTAAACAGGCTGACTATCTAGCTTCTACTGACGAAGATTGGGCTAAAACACAAATAGCCTCGGGGCGATTATCGCAACGCAGGCCGGTTACTAATACTGTTGATGATGATTTGTAAGGGGGGTTTAGTATGGCATGGGGATTTAAAGAATACGCTGAAACACATGGAGTAAAATATACCCCGCCACATGAGAAGAAAAAGAAGAAAGAAGAAAAAAACATTACCCCGAATACTACTAGTGTAGCCGACTTTCGTAAGCTAGATGAAACGAGTGCAAAGGCCGAGATACCTAAGTATACTCCACCCTACATCCCTAAAGAATCAGGGGCGGTTAAACGTTCGCTAGGCTCTTTAGGTATTGGGCTGCTTGAAGGTGTAGAAAAACTAAGGGATAAATACGCGGCCGATAAACTATTGGAAGAATCTGCGAGTAAAAGAAATACTCCTTTGTTAGATGCAACCGCACCAAAGTATACACCGATAATAACTCCTGAGCAATCAAAAGGCTACGAAGAGAAACTCGGGCTAAAAGGCACTTTGGGTGAAAGTATATGGCGCGGTATAGGGACTGAAACTCCCGCCATAGCCATGTCTTATGGTGGTTTGGGTGCAGTAACTAAGGGCGCACCTGCATTGCAAAAGGCTTTAACCGGTGCTGGCAAATGGACTGAAACAGGCAGGCGTGGCGTTGCGGCAGGGGCTTTATATACTCCCATAGCTGAGGGGAATCCAGAACTCAAAGACTACTTAGAAAACATGGCTTTATTCGGCGTGGGTGACGTTGCTTTTATGGGCGCGGCTCATGGGTTAGGTAAAGGTATTAATAAACTAAAAGGTTTAAAAACAAAGGGTGAGCCTTCGGCGGACTTTGACTTTTTAGTGAACGAAGAGGCAACACCCGCAGGGGGACAATTAGTTTTACCAGCAGGGAGGGAGGCGTTAGTCTTACCGGGTAGCCCGGAGTCATTGCCATTAACCGAAGGGACTAATTGGCGCACTCCTTCACCGTATGAGACATTCACAGCACTAGAGGGGCAAAAACCGATGGCGTTACCAGCAGGACACGAACCGTTGCCATTGCCAGAAGGTTATTACCCGAATTGGGAGACTCCTACACCTTACCAAACATTCTTGGCATTAGAGAAACAAAAGCCGTTGAAGATAGCACCGGGCGAGCAACCCAAAATGTTAGGTGAAGGTTACTATCCGGATTGGGAGCATGGCAAAGGCTACCCACAAGAAGGCAAATGGTTTGCAGACCCTTACGGTAATATAAAAGATACTCCGGGAGCCATAAAAGCATTGCCAGGGGGTACCAATAAAAGAGTAACGGGCAAAAATCTTGATGATAGTTTTGTCCCCCGTTCAGATATTGGCGATCCGGCCTATCTAGGTGGAGCAGCAAAGCGATACAACGAGATTATAGACGCAGAAGTAATTAGTATGAAGAATGAACTTGGCGGGGTAGAGACTATAGGCAAAAACCCGTATGAATTGCAACCGGGACAAGAGTTATTTGAAGGTTACGAACGGGTGTCGCTTAATCCTTCGTGGTATCGCGAGTGGTGGCAAAAACATTATCGTGCGCCACGCGAAGGTGAATGGCGGGACTTAGCTATTAAAAACTTAATGGAAGGCAACCCGGAGACGGGCGAACCTGCCAATGAGGAGTTTTTAGCCCTCCTATCGGAGTTATCCAGAGGGCAGGAGTTGCCGGCAGAATGGCATGGACTACAGAAAACCATAAGAGATACCTCTGCTATTGAAGAACCGGAGTTAAAGCCATTAATCACTGATATGCACGCAGAACAGGCTAAAGTAGAACCTTACGGCCTTACCCGGGATATGGGCAGGCTGAATGAGATTGAAAATACTTCTCGCGGCAGAATGGCTGATAAGGCAGACTTCGAGGAGTATGAGGGCGTTAAGTTTAAGCGGGGCGACAATGAATATAAGCAATGGACTGATGCAAAAAGACAGGCTATTAACGAATCGTGGGAGATACCCTGGAATGACATGGACAAATCTCATGGTGCTGATTTTTCAATAGCTGGTGCCCGAAAGATACTAGAAGGGAAAACAGATTATAAACCCTGGGGAGAAGAGATGATCGCAGATTATGGTAATGATATTGCTCCCCGATTACCCGAATTATGGGAAAAGTCTCATGGACTAGCTAACTATTATAAAAAACAACAGCAATCGGCAATTACCAACCGTACTGGTAGGGATTATGTAGCTAAAGAACAAGAGCCCAGTGGTATAATATACGAACAATCAACACCACAAGAAAGGCAGAGATGGCATGACGAATGGGCAGGGAAATCAACAGGGCCAGAACAAGATAGTTTATTCGGAGCAGTCGGAAGTAATTTACGGCGAAACTCAGGAAGGATATTTGAACCCGAAGGAGTACCCGATAAAGAAGGAGCGCTTACTGGACGGGAAGCAAGCTCCAAATTCAAGCACAACCTCGCCGAAGAACAACAACAAGATTTAGAGGTTCTTCAAGCAATATCCGAACAGCGCAAAATAGGACCATTCACCATTAATAAGGTTGAACTTGCACCAGAGGCTATGAAGCGGCCAGATTTCAAGGCAGCAGAAGACATAGCAGAAAAATTAGGATTAAGACTTGTCACCTATAAAAGTAAAGGTGGGGCAAGGGGGGCGCAGTACGGCAGGACCTTATATATCAACGAAGGCATTACAGACCCAGTGGACTATGTTTTCCTGCATGAGATAGGGCACTCCATAGAAGTTACTCACCCGGAACATTATACTCGCCTAATGGATTTGAGTTTTGAACATTTAGCTGATGCGGAAGGAATAGAGCAGCACTATATCAAACAAAACTACAAGACTGCTGACCGTCCCCATGAATTTGCAGCTGACGTATTTGCGGAGGCTATGAGTACTCCTGGATTCTTTGCTCGTGTAGCTGAGAAGGCCCCAGAGTTGATTAAACCCTTATTGGAAGCCATGGACCGGCTAATCACCCATGTAAAAAACATGATTAGCGAGGAAGATACCATAGTCCCGTATATGCGTGGATGGGAAACGTTGCGACAAAAGATACATAATGAAGTTGCTATGCCATACTTCAAAGACGCTATGGGTGAAAAACAGTTTGTGGATACCTTTGGTAAGCAGTGGCAAGACCCAGCAGCAAAGACTAAAAGTGGTGCGGTATCAGAAATAGATCCTACTAGTACGCCGGAGTTTAAAAAGTGGTTTGGCGATAGCAAGGTAGTGGATGAGAATGGCAAGCCATTGGTGGTTTATCATTTATCGCCCAGAGAAAATATAGATGAATTAGCAAATGATTTTGTTGATGGAGAAAGTCCGTTCTCACGCATCGGTATATTTCTTACTCGTGATCGCGATTTTCAATCTGCATATTCGGCACGAGCTGGCTCTGAACCACATGAATTTTATGTTACTGGCAAACTGTACGAAACTCAAAACGCAACTCGAAAAGATGTAGAACAATTCTTTGAAGAAAGTCCGCAAGGAGAAGAGTTATTAAAAAATAATGGTGTGCGCATTAATGAGGAAGATGGCTCAATATATTATGACAATGATTATGCAATTGACAAGGTTTTACAAGAATTACGAGACTCTGAATTGTCTGAAATAAATGAAATTGCTGAATCCCCAGAATTTACCGAATGGTTACAAGAAAAAGGATATGACGGCGTTGATACAGGGGGAAATTTACTCGTTTTCTCCCCTACTCAAATAAAATCCGTCTACAACCGTGGCACATGGGACGCAAGCAACCCTGACATTCGCTTTAAGCTAGGCGAGGGTGGTAAGTCTATCGTTGATGATTTAAAAGCCATGATAACTTACGGCGCAGAACAACTGCACAAGGGTGGCTATGATCATTTTACCAAACTGATAAAACAACAATTCTCTAAAGAACTTGAAGGCTATAGCCCCGAAGCAGTAGAGAAGCTAATAACCAATGTGAGGGCACAAGCTAAACAGTTAAGAGATACCGGGGAGACGCAGATTTCTCTTCAAGGGCAAAAATATCCAGTGAGAAGGGAAATGAGCGGCAGAGATATTAAGGGAGAACAAACAACAGGGGATATGGGAGATATTGATACTCGCCAGCACGTTGTAAGTAAAACTCAGCGTGAACCTATCATAGCCAAAGAATTAACCAAAAAGGTTTACACCAAGGCGGTAGACGATCTTTACCATTTAGACGAATTAGACAGGTTTGTAGCAAAAACCACAGGCAAGCATTTGCCAACAGAAGACAAGGCTTATTTGCTGGCAATAAACAGTAGAGAAGCCACAGGCGCGGCCAAAGCAATCCTAGAAGAAAACCTGGTAGATGCACAGGGAAATATTATCGGACAATCCTTCAAGGAAGTGCTAAATAAAATCCCGCGCGGTAAAGAACAGGATTTTAGAGACTATCTGGTATTAAGGAATTCTATCTCATGGATGGAGCAGGGTAAAAAGGTATACCCTGAAAAGTGGGAAATGACACCAGAAAAAGCTATGCAAAGATTAGCGGCATACGACCAGCAGACGCCGGAATTAAAACGAGCGGCAGACGAATATGTTAAATGGCATAGAGATATGGCTCAGGCTTGGCTGGTTGATACCGGGATAATTACCCCGGAGGCATGGCAGGCTTTTTTAAAGGCACACCCATATTACACACCCTTTCAACGGCAGATGAAAACTATTGAGACTACACCGGGACAGGGTAAAGCAAGGCGGGGATTCGCCAATCAAACTAACCCTACTAAAAAAGCAGAAGGCTCAGAGCGACCTATCATTGACCCGATAGAAAGCACGATAGAGCAGGTAGACCGCTATATTAAAACAGCTAAACGCAATGAGGTAATGCAGGCGGTTGTTCGTAACCTAGAAAAAGCACCCGAAGAATTAGAGGCATTTGCAGAAGTAATCCCCGAAAAGGGCCTAGATGCTCTGGATAACGTGGATGCTATTCTTGGCAAAGATGGCATTGATGGGGTTATTAATTACCTAGAAGAACCATTCGAGCAGATGATAGCTAGGAAAGGAAAAGCAGAACAGCCATTAGATAAACCCAATATTGTTAGGGCTTTTGTTAATGGCGAACGGGTACATGTTAAGGTAAACGACCCGGTGTTACTTGACGCCTTAGTTGCTTTGTCTGATACGGGCAAAAATGCCATAGTGGAATCATTTAGAACTGCTACTAGACTAATGAAGATATTAACTACTGGCGGTAACCCTATATTCGCGGCAAGAAATA